CTTCCACTGTACGGTCAGTTTACCGGTAATGTGAGGTCGCAATGTTTTCAGAACTGCTTTTCAACAACGGTACGTTTCAAGTTTATCGTGAAGCTGGTATCGATTTAGGGGATTTATTCCCTTACGATATCTACATCATGATGAACGATGAGTACGTTATCGAGGTTGCTAAGCTTTCCGATCTCGTTGACTTCCTCAGATTGTCCGGTATTCCAATCGTGCAGTAGAGGGGTCCTTTTGGAGGCGTTGATATGCCAAGAGCTAACCTTGAAACGACAGATATAGTTGCTATTCCTTGGCGCCGTGTATCTACGGATGGCACAGTAACGACTGGGAACTTTAAGTCCAGTGACTTCGGTCATTGGGCTAATTATCGTTCCTACTCGGGTTCTGTGACTCCCGGATATATGGCGCTTAAAAGGCGTAACAAACTTAAACTGTCGTGTCTTGATCACTCTGTGTATATACAACGAGACTATAGTCTTCGTCCGTACAGTGAGCTGCAGGAATCTGGCACCGGTTTATCCGATGTTGTCCAGTTAACTGCGACTTACGATATAGGCAATTCTACAGTCGTTGCTTCCTCCCCTTCGCCGTCGCATCTTGCTGAAGCGTACGTGAAGGCTCGAGCCCGACTAGCTGATAAGGTTAATGGAATGTCTGTGAACCTCGCCCAAGCAGGCGGGGAGCGCAAACAGACCGCTAGCCTTTTACTATCAACAGCTAGAAGGATTGTCGAGGCAGCCAGAGCTTTACGCCGTGGCCGACTAGGAGATTTCGCTCACGCTCTCGAATTAGGCGATAATATGCCTAGCGCGAAACAGTGGGAGAAGGTCCTAAAAACGCCGGTATCAAAACGAATAGCCAATCATTGGCTTGAGTATCAGTACGGGTGGAAGCCTCTGTTGCAAGACGCCTTTGGAGTGTCGGAACTGTTAACAAATCATTTGGTAACTGACCGATACAATATTGGCTCTCGCTCATCCGGCAAGTCAACTCTTAAAGACTCAGGCGGCAGTATTGATACTGTCAAATGGGTTTTAGAGAAGACTACAAAATGTCGGATGTCCCTGACCTACCGTTTAGAAAACGCAGGTCAGGCCGTCTTAGCTCAGACGGGTATCAGCAATCCCGCGTTACTTGCGTGGGAGTTACTTCCGTATTCGTTCGTCGTAGACTGGTTCGTTCCGGTCGGCAATTATCTTCAGGCCCTGCAAGCTTTTTCAGGGTTTGAATTTGTTGACGGCTGGATCGCACAGACTACGGAGTTGAAGTATACGGAAAACGCCGACAGTTCAGTTAAGACGTGGAGTGGGATAATATGGACTCGTACGACGACACATTGGGGTGCATCAACACATAGGGTTCAGTACGATCGTACTCGCATTACTGGCTTTCCGCCTGTAGGCAAGTTAATCGTTCAGAACCCGATTGGTGGTGACCCCGCTGGCCGTCTTATGACCGCAATATCCCTCATGCGTCAACTGTTCAAGTAACTGTCAACTCAACCAACGGTCTTTCAGAAGACCAAACCCCGGAGAAATCCAAAAAATGGCTGCTCAAGGCAACCTGGTGCTGGCCGATGGCCAAGCAACCCCAGTGAACAAGACGTTCAGCCCGCGTGGTGTCCGACAAGACGCTGCTGTTGGTATGCTCGCAACTTATGCGGACATTACCAGCGGCATCGCCATTGGATTCCCGACTGTCACCCTTTCGGTACGACAATCGGCTTCCAAGACGGACGTCGACAAGCGGGTCATGCTTCCCACGTTGGAAACGATCTCCGGATCAGACGGGGGTTATACCCCGTCCCCGAAGGTCGCGTACACCGTGATGTCGCGTGAGCAGTTCGTCTTGCCCGCACGCTGCCTACTGGCGGAACGCAAAAATATTCTTGCTTTCAGCAAGAACATGAATGCGGATGCCGTCATGCAGAATGCGGTGTGGAACCTCGAAGCCGTCTGGTAACCATCTAAGGAGCTTAATTTCATGAACCCAGTTCTGAAATCGTATTTCTTGTCGGTCTCTAATCCATCTTGGGAAGATGGACGGGCCGGAACTGTTCTCGTGTGCTATGCACGCTACATTGCCAGTGATGGCACTGTAACGACAGAGCAATTCAAAGATAAGGCCTGTTATAGGTCTTCCTATGAAAAAACACGTGACATGTATCAAGAGATACGCTGCTTCTTTTTGAAGATGGACTCCAGTACGAGAAGGGTCCTCTCGCGCTATCAAGGCTATAAGCTGATTGCCAAGTACATCTCCTTCGCTTACCGTGAGGCAGCGAAAGGGAATCAGTATCTTGACAGCAGCTTTATAGAGTTTGATGCGCGAAGGGAACCCGACGACAGACTTGGTTTTCTTGCCACCATCATCGGAGGCAACGAAAATCATGAGTAGTAGGCTCCATCGTCCAGAACCTAAGGGGTTGGATCCTTCCAGCCCTCTTAAGGACTTTACAGATGGAATTATTACTCGTTTTCTTACTGATTGTCAGCATCCACTTGCTAGCCGTCTACTTGACGCATTTCGTAAGAAAGACTACTCGAAGCTTACCGCTTCTAGTATCGATCCTGCGGATTACGGCAGTAGCCACGATTTTGCTGTGGACTATCTCCTCACCAGCTTTCTTAAAAAATTCAGAGATTTCGATCTCGGAATTGATCGGGAAGCTGCTGCCTACCAGAAATGGTTGGTAGCCGAGGAGAGCTGTAATAGGACTAACTTCTTCTTTCGGAACTTGTGGTCGAGCGGGGATAATCCCTTTCCCGCCCGTGTTCATCAAGGTATTTCCTTGATGCAACAGAAAATCTCACAAATTCTTGGAGAAGTAGATTATTCCTTTATCAGGAAGAACTGTCGCTTCGGCCCGGGTTCGGACGGTTCCACGCAGGGGCAAAAAACCTCTGCGTATAACAAGTTCGCCCACTCGGGTGATCTGACGCCTGGTCTTCTGGAGGTAGTCGCTGATGTTTTCAGCGAAGACCATCGTGAAGATTTCTCTCATGAGTCTGAACTCGTGAGGGGAAACAGGCTTTCCTTCGTACCGAAAACAGCCCTTATCGACAGAGCAATCTGTACCGAGCCTAGATGGAACATCTATCTTCAGCTCGGTATTGGAGAACTCATATCGACGCGACTCAAACGTTACGGCCTGGACATAACAAGCCAGGACCGTAACAGAGAACTCGCGAGGCTGGCCCACGTCTACGGTTTGGCAACCATAGACCTCTCCTCTGCTTCGGATACAGTCTCTAAGAACTTGGTTCTTGAGCTGTTTCCGGAGGAGTGGAGTGATCTTATTTTCAAAACTCGATCCCCTCAAGCGTTTTACCGCGGAAAGTGGATCAAAATGGAGAAAGTAAGTTCAATGGGTAACGGTTATACGTTTCCTGTCGAATCCCTCATCTTCTATGCAGCTTGTTGGGCGGCTTGCCGCCTCGCAAATGCACCAGAATGTATCGGGGTCTTCGGGGATGATCTAATTGTCCCCCAAGAAGTCGCTCCTTCTCTTATCGAACTGCTCTCTTACCTAGGATTCAGCACTAACGTGCAAAAGTCCTTTTTAAGTGGGCGATTCTTTGAGAGTTGTGGGAAAGACTATTTTGATGGTGTGAACGTCCGTCCGTTCTTTATAAAGGAGCGGATATCACGTGCCGAAGACTTAATGATTCTGGCGAACCAGATAACAGAGTATATGCGGCGTCTTCCCGACGTTGCAACTACCCTTAATCTGTCTAAGCTGTGGCATTACGTTGTGTCCTTAGTTCCTCAGAGACTTCGTCTCTTTGGTCCCATCGGACTCGCTGGGGTGATACATTCGACTTTTGATCGATGTACTCCCCGACCGGCTCCGAATGGCTGGGAAGGTTGGATGATCCCGACCTGGGTCCCTGTTGCTGTGAAGCAATGGGGTTCCAGTTATCGAGGTCACTTATTTTCCAAGCTATCGGGTGATATCGACACCGGCCAATTCTTCGTGAATCGGTCGAATGTTCGATGGAAGAAGAAGGTCACGTACGTGCCAACGTACGCAGACTTCCTCTGGGCCTAGTCCCAGTTGTCCCTCGCATGTAAGAGGGTGGACGGAACTTCCGTTAAATGGAAATAGC